GTCGCGTGTGCGACTTGCGGGCGTATGGCGTGTTCGAGAGCTTGTCGATGACAGTGTCTTTCGTGCCTTGCTCCAGCCAGAACTGGTGGAACGCACGGTCCGATCCTTTGCGAACTCGACCGCCCTGAGCCGACTCGCTCGCACCCTTCCCCGCACGCTTGTAGCCGAGCAGCCCGACCGCGTTGCCGTCCTTTGAGTACCGCACGATTTTCACCGATGCCGCACGCTTGAGGTTGCCGGTCGGTCCCTCGGGCGTGTTTTGCTTCAGACGCTCCAGCGCTGGGGCGAGCGCCTTTTTCAGCGCTTCTTCGATGATGCGAGCCTTTTCGGGCGGCTCTAGGATGCGACCGATCGCCGTCTGCAACTCTCGCAGTTCGGCGATCTCTGCCGTGATCGTGATCCCTGCGGTCGCCATCAGTCGATCGCCTCCACGCACAGGAGCTCGTGCTCGGTGCGGTTGTTGTGTTCGAGCAGGCTCGTGATTTCCAGAATCCGCCCACGCCACGAGAGGCGATGCCGCTGCGTCAGCCCGGTCACGTATCGCATCCGCACGCGGTGCGTCACCTCGGTCTGCTGTTGACCAGACTGGAGCACCTCGCGGCCTGACAGACCGTCCACGCTCGCCCACACCTCGGCGAACGTGCCCCACGTCTGCACGACCTCGCCGATCGAGTTGCGAGCCTCGGTCGCACTCTGGATCGTGACTCGCTCACGGAGGCGGCCGGGATCAATCGCCATACATCACCAACGTGTAGGACGACGTGCCAGCGGTTGCGTCCACGCTCACCTGGAGCGAGGTCTCGGTCGCACCGACCTCCGAGACGGCACCCTGCTCGGCACGCGACATCACGAGCGGCTTGCCCGTGGCACCGCCGACGCACTTCACAAGCGTCGCGCCGGTCGCCGAGAACACGATCCGAGAGACAGACGAGAACGACACGGCAGAACCCGACGCCGCCGTGTACCCAGGCGAGGCGAGCGTGATCGTCACGGCTGACGTGCCGCACGTGCCAGAGACGACGGCGACCTTGCCCGACGTGTACTCGTTCGAGGTCTGGAGCGACGCGACCTTCGTCGAGGACACGCCGGTGGACGACGCCGTGTCGGTGAACTGCGAATCGACGATGATGCGTCCGTTCATGTGTACGATCCCCACTTGACGCTGTCGAGCAGCGCCTTCACACCGAACGGCATCTCGGAGAGAGACACAGAGTCGGCCGCCATGCGTCGCTCATACCACTGCCCGACGAGCATGAGGATCGCAGCCTTGACCCTCGGCGACACCTTGCTGCCGTCGTCGCCACGACCGCCCCACCACGTGACCGTCACGCTGCCGTAGTCGAGGAGGTGACTCGGCCACGATCCGGCGTAGAGCGTCCGCAGCGTGCCAGGCTTCGCGTCCCGATCGACGCGGTACTCGGTCGTCGAGAGCGTCGCCGTGTTGCCCGCCTCGCTCGCGGTGTAGACGATCGACACCGCCGTGCGTCCGGCGGTCTGGCTCATCGGCGGGCGGGGCAACTCGATTACCGCCGGAAACGCATCGAGCCGCATCACGTACTGCGTGTCCACGAGCGTCTCGTCCATGTACGTCTCGCAGTACTCGCGAGCCGCCGAGATGAGCGCAGCGATGTAGGCGTCGTCAGTGTTGTCATCGACGCGGATGTGAGCCTTGGCTTCGGCGACGCTCACCGGTTCGACAACCGGCTGCGTGGCGACCTTGAGCGACCGATACCGCTTGCCGTCATTCATGCCGTCGCCCCCTGCGTCGTGGCGTCACGTCTGCTCGCTCCGCGACGGGCTCCACCGCTGCCGTCTCGATCAGCGATTGCTGCGTCTCCCGCTTGGCGTAGCCCCACGCGAAGAGCCTCGCCGCGAAGGACTCATCCACCTCGACGAGCTCGCCCGCCTTGTAGGCACCGTATGCACGATTCATCCGCACTCTGATTGTCGTCACTCGCCGACCCTCCATGCAGTTTCGGGCGGTCGCTTTGTCCGCTGCCAGTTCGTCGTGTGCTGGAACACCGGACCCGAGAAATCCTTACTCGGCCACGAGATCACGTACTCGCCGTGGCCGATGCACACGCGCGGCGTGATGAAGAGGCGGTTGCCGCTCGCCTTGAACTGACGCCAAAACCACAAGTCGTCGTCAATCCGCCCGTCGCCCCAGCCGCCCTCGGCGTCGGGCTTGCTGTGAAACCACGGCTTCAGCGTTCGCCTGAGCGCCCTGGTCGAGATGATCGTGCAGCCGAAATGCGCGGTATCGACCTGCTGCACAGGCTCGGCGAACCACGACAGCGGCAGTTCTGTTTTCCCGTCTGCGGGCGGGTCGTCCATCGTGTCGAGGAGCGTGAGCATCGGCCGCCCGTCCTCGCGTTTCGCCTGGATCGGGGCGAGGGCGTCGCACTGGCAGGTCATCGCCAGAGCGAAGAGCCTCTCGACATCGGACTGCGTGACGAACGTGTCGTAGTCCAGCGTGATGATGTACTCGGTCTTGTCCGAGAACATCTCAAGCATCCTGGTGAGGGCCATCGACCAGTAGGCACCCTGCCCGAGCGTCGGGCGAATGTGCAGCGGCATGAGGCTCTCGATGAACGCGAAGACGTTCGTCAAGGGTCCAAACCTCGGAGCCGACAGCACCGCCTCGGCACGAACTTCGACCGACGTATCGCCGACCTGCACGATCACGAGAAAGCCCTCAAGTGAAAACGGCGGGCGGCTCGTCGCCGCCCGCCGCTCACTGTGTCGGTCGTGTCAAGCCGATCAGCCGCTGACCGTGGCGTTGACGCCCTTCGCCGAGGCGCTGACCGGGCCATCGACGCCCTTGCCGAGCCGGGCGACCGTGTAGACGGTGCCGGTCGTGTAGGGCGTGGCGGTGAGCTTGAGGTACCTCTTCTTCCCACGGCAATCCACGTCCATCCGCACGACCACGTCGCCCGCAGTGGCGGTCGGCGTCGGGATCGTGAATCCGCCGGTGCCGCCACCGACGAACGCCGTCACGTCGGAGTAGGACGAGTTGTCGTCCGACTCGGACAGCTTCAGCACCGTGAAGGACGCCTGCGAGGTAAAGCCCGCGTTCGCCCACGGCTCCTGCCCCACGTCGAGCGACACGTACTCGTAGCCGAGACGGTCGATCACCAGCGTGTGGGTCTGCGCCGCAGTCAGGTTCTCGGTGTGACCGACGACGCTCTTCGTCGCTTCGAGATGGTTCACTGTCTAGATCTCCTCGGAGGGTTGAGAGTCAGTCAGTCATCAGCCGAACTTGAGAGCCACGACCGGGCCAGCCTTGGTGGTCGATCCCACGTCATGCACGACGATCGCGTTGCGGGTCGTGGCGAACGTGAGAACCTGGTCGTATTCGACGTAGCGCTCGGACGCCGTGCGGATCTGGATCGCCCGACGCTCGCCGTAGACGGCGGCCTGCGAGAGGTCGCCGAAGAGGCAGGCCACCTCGCCGCTCGAATCGTCGAGCGAGGAGTGCATCGAGTGAACCAGCGTCACGGGGTAGCCGAGGAACCGCTCGCCGAATCCGGCGGCCACGTCGCTCGTGCTGTTTCCGCCGGGGCCAGAGGCTCCACCGGGCAGCATCGCGAGCCGCAGCATCGCCGAGCCCCAGCCAGCGGGCGAGATGAAGAACCGAGCATTCCGGCGGGCGTAGATGGGCAACTTCGCGACCATGTCGGTGAAGTTTTTCATCGTGAGCTCGCCGTAGGTGTCCTCGGTGCCAGCGGTCGTGCTGACGACCGACGCCGAGTGCTTCGATTCGAGGATCTTCTTCGTGATGCCCTGCACGCCGTGGTAGGTGCTGGTGCCATCACCGACGAATCCCGCGTTATCCACCGCCTCGGCGAACGCCTGCGCCGTTTCCACGGCCATGAGATCGGCGAGGTCGATGACGGAGTCTTCGAGTAGGCTGTTCGGAAGCCTGTTCGCCACACCCCAAATCTTCGCCACGAGCTCGATGTTGTCGAACGTCACGTCGCTCGCGAGCACCTCGGCGTTCTCGCCGACCGGCCGAGCAGCGAGCCCACCGGTGCGACGGGCGATGTTGAGCGTGTCGCTCGACATCGGCACGCGACGAGCGAACTGGGGATACACCCCAAATTCCTCGACCAATCTGACGAGCTCTTGGGCAAGTTCGGGGCTAGTCAGGACACCGCCGAGCGAGTTGACGCCGCCCGCCTGGGCGCGGCTCTCGACGCCGTGATCGACGCACCACCGACGGGCCTCGGCGTCGCCGAACACATAGCCACGCAGGTGCATGCCAGCGCGGTACGCCGACTCGGCGCTACGGAACGCCTTGAGCGGGCCGTGCGACACGGGGATCGCGGGGACGGTTCGCTTCTCCACGGGAGCCTCCTCGGCAGCAGCCTTCTCGATCGCCTTGGCGGGAGCACCACGCTCCAGCACGGCACGCAGTTCGAGGTTCTTCGCCTCGATGGCACGCAGCAGCTCGATCTGCGAGCGGAGCTTGTCGGCACGCTCGGACAGAGAGCGAAGCGACGACTCCTCCTCGGCGTCCATCGCGGGGGCGTCGCCCTCGGCCGGGGTCTCGCTCATCGCTTCCATCTCGGCGACGACAGCGGCGAGTTCGTCGAGCAGTGCCTTGATCTTGTCCACGGCGTGACTCCTTGGTCGGGATGCGGCGGCGCTCACGCCACCTATCCACGAACCTACGGAGCCAGACCGGCACCCTTGCAGTAGCAGCCCGAGGGTAGATACCTAATTAGGTATCACTGCTCGGCGTCGAATGAACTCGACAGGCACGACGCTCTTGTCGTTGTGCCCGCATCGCGGACAACGCAGATAGCGAGTCTGGTACTCGCCGCGACTCTGGCTGGCGTAGACGTTGAGTCTTGCCGCGCTGCAACGCGGACACGTGTCGCCGGACTTAGCGGCCATGCTTGGTCAGGTACTCGCGGAGTTCTCGGGCACGAGCCGCCGCAGCCATGCGACGATGAGCCTCGGCGTCACGCTGACGGCGGAACGCATCGTAGGACCGCTGGGCAACTTTCACGTCGGCGTCGGGGTATGCCGGGAACGTGACCGGCCCGACATCGAGCAGCGAGTCGATCCGCTGGATCGTCCTGACGCTACGGCCGTCCTCGACGCTCCAGGCGTCACCGCCGCTTGGGACTGTGAAACTAAAAGAACTTCCCTTGACAATGGACGCACGGATATTGCTCGCGATGTCCCGGCCGTAGGAAGTGTCGGGCACAGGGAACTCATACCGCAGCCCGACATCATCGACCTTGAGCGACAGCGTGCCGGGGTACCTCGCGAGCGGGTAGTTCGCGTCGTGATTCCAGAGCGCCCGCGTCTCCAGCGGCTTCCGACGCCCGCGACGCTCGGCGACGATGCCGAACGCGCCGGGATCGATCCGCTCGATGAACGAGCCTTCGAGCTCCAGCGACAGCACGCCGAACTTCGCTGCGTAGCCCACGATGTACTCGCGCTCGCTGCCGTCGTCCTCGCTGCGGCTCTCGACCGCGAGCAGCGGGATCGCTGACTCGACTTCGTCAATCGCGAGGGAACGTCGCTCGATGTTCATCGTGTGGCTCCTGTCGTTCTCGTCCGCTGCGTTCATCTGCTCCACCAGTTTCCGACTCCACGCCCAGCCGGGGTCCGAGCCCCAAAGAGCCCAAGCGATGCGGGACGGGGATGGGAAACCGTCCTCGCCGGGGCTCCAGCCTGTCGTCCCGACGTTTGTCTGATGCCGGTCGAAGAACGCCTTCATCCGCCGAGCCGTCTCGGGGCTGATGTTCACTCCGTTGCTCAGGTCGCGTGCTCTGGCAACGCCGACTGCCGTGCCGCCTCGGCCGTACTCGCTTCGCCATGCGAGACCCTTCGCAGCCTCTTCCCGCACGCCAGCCGGGGGCGTGAAGTCGATGTGGTCATACTTACCCGCCACGCTTCCGCCTCCGTGGCTTCGCCCGTGGCTCCTCAGCAGGCGGCGGCTCGGGCAGCGCGTCGATCTTCGTGAGCGTGCTCACCTTGTGCCCGACCTGCGTCTCGGTCGCCCTCCATCCGCCGCTCACCTCCTCGTACACCGTGATCAGCGCCGCCGGGTCGTCCTCGGTCGAGTTGATCTTGAAGTCGGTCCCAGGCACATCGAGCGTGCCGTCGCCCATGACGTAGTCGATGCGTCCTCGAGCTCGCCCGCCAGCGGAGCCCCACGAGACGAAGTCGCCCTCCGAGACGGTGCCGGGCTCGGCTCGCTTCTCTGCGGAGCGGATCGTCTGCGGCGAATCGTCCACCCACACGTCAACGTCGATCCCTGCCGCCTGGGCTGCATCAGCCTTGAGCGTGTCGCCGCCCACGAGCAGCACCTGCGAGAACGCATCGGCGTAGTCGCCGAGCGTCGCCATGACTGACTGACGATCAGCCTCGGGGCGACGCGAGATCATCACGACCGTGTTGCCGTCGGCAACCGACTTGCGGGCGAACTCGCCCCACATCGCAGGATCGGCCGCGAACGTGCGATCGAAGTCGATCGAGATCGTCATGGCTCGAGACTCGAGCGACCTCGCGGGGGCGTCTTCGACCACCGGCACTTGCTGCGGCTGCGCATCCGCTGCTACTGCCGGTTGACGCTCGACCACCCCTGCGAGGATCGCGTCGATCTGTGCGGGCGGGATGGAGGGGAACGACGCGGCGATC